CTGGCAGGTTGAGAAGTACAAGTCACTTCTATTCCGCATCGAACAAGCAGCCAATAAGATCAGCAAAGACACTCGTCGTGGTAAGGGCAACATCCTCATCGTTTCAACCGATGTGGCATCAGCTCTTGCAATGACTGGTCTTCTTGATTACAATTCTGCTCTAAGCAACAACACAAACCTAACAGTTGACGACACTGGCAACACCTTCGCAGGTACGCTATTCGGACGCTTGAAGGTCTATGTTGACCCATATTCTGTTGCTGGTAGCGACTATGTCGTTGTTGGCTACAAGGGTACAAATGCTTATGATGCTGGTTTGTTCTACTGCCCATACGTCCCACTCCAGATGGTTCGCGCAATCGACCCAACAACCTATCAGCCAAAGGTTGGCGTCAAGACCCGTTATGGTCTAGTTGCAAATCCTTTCGCAACAGGTGCTGGAACAGGCGCTCTAGCAGACGGAACGAACTACTACTATCGTAAGTTCAAGGTCCTAAACGTCAATCAATAATTGATGTGCTAGTAAGTTATTGCCGACTGTATAAAAACAATAAGGCAAAGAACTGGGGGGAGTCGAAAGACTCCCCCTTTTTTGTTACCTAAATATTTGATAATCCGATTACGGAAACTAATAGATGACAGCGCTGACTAGAGCACCGTACAACAAAGATCTTTTGCAAAGTACAAAATTTCGAGTGACGTTCGATCGTTTGCCTGGAACAACGTACTTTTGTCAAACTGCAAACTTTCCTGGAGTTTCTCTTACAGAAATTCCAAGACAAACTCCATTTGTAGATCTGTATGTTCCTGGCGAAAAGATTGTGTATGACACGTTCAACATCACATTTCTTGTTGATGAGGATCTTCGTGCCTGGACAGAAATTCATGACTGGATTCGCGCTACAACGTTTCCAACTGATTTCAAAGAGTATTTGGATTTAAGAAGACTCGATCGAGCTGCAAACTTCAGAGCAAACTATAATAACAAACCTCAATATAGCAGCGCAATATTAAGTTTGTATACAAACAAAAACAATTCAAACTTTCGTGTGAAGTTTATAGATTTGTTTCCAACATCGCTTTCAACGATTTTATTTTCATCTCAAGATTCTGCAGAGAATATTGTCACAGCAGATGCAACGTTTAGATTCTCTTACTACGATTACGAAAGAATCTAGATATTAATTATTGAGAGTTCGTTCATACCGAACATACTCATTATACTAGTGCAATGTTTGTAAGACAACTCTTGGTATGAGTTGTCTTTTGATTGAATATGATGTATAATTCCATGTATGAAAATAGAAACACCTCCACTCGAAGAATTAATGCAGCAATGGGAAAAGGATTCCGAAGTTGATACTACGGAACCTGGCAAAGAGATCTTGCGTATTCCATTGATTCATAACAAGTATAACAAATATTTGTCACTGCACAATCTTGCAGCCAAACGCGCATCGCTTGAGTTTGACAAATTAAAGAAACTCAAGTGGATGTATTACAGTGGCAAGTTAGATCAAGAAGAATTAGATAAACTTGGTTGGGAACCATTTCGTTTTACTCTTAAATCAGACATGCAAGTTTATCTTGATGGCGATGATGATCTAAACAAACTCAAACGCAAGAAAGCATATCACGAAGAGTCTGCAAACTTTTGCACCAATGTCATGAAAGAACTTAACAATCGCTTGGGAGAAGTTTATCCAAGGTGCTCGATGATTGAACACGTCGTTGTTGAGAAAGTTAGTAACATCTACGTTCAGGTGCATGCTGATGATGGCATCATTCGTGAGATGTCTGAATTTTTTACGTTCTCAACTCCAGGCTATCAATTCTCACCAGCCTTTCGAAACAAATATTGGGACGGCAAGATTCGTCTGTTAAATACGAACACCAAACAGATCTATGTTGGTCTTGTTCCGTATATCAAAAAGTTTTGCAAGGATAGCAATTATGGATTTGAATACCTCGATGAAGAAAAAGAAGTTCACCCGATTGACACGAAAAATCTCGCAACTGCTTTATCACTTCCGATGGAGCCGAGAGATTATCAGTATCTCGCTTCTAGCGTCGGACTTACGAAGAAGAGAACTGTACTCATTTCACCAACAGCGTCAGGAAAATCGTTAATCATCTATATGATGATTCGCCACTTGCTTAACACAGGCAAGAAGCGCGGATTGTTGATTGTCCCTACAATCAATCTCGTCACTCAAATGCACTCTGACTTCAAAAACTATTCCAGTTTAAATGGTTGGGATGTAGACAAGTATTGCCAAAAGATTTATGGTGGTGAAAGTAAGATTCCAGATACTGATCTGATCATCTCTACATGGCAAAGTATCTACGACATGCCGAAGAAATACTTTGCGCAGTTTGATTTTATCATCGGCGACGAAGCACATACGTTCAAAGCAAAGTCATTGACTTCTATCATGACAAAGTTAATTAACTGTGATGTGCGTATTGGCACGACAGGAACACTTGATGACAGTAAAGTAAACAAACTTGTTCTTGAAGGATTGTTTGGTCCGACGTTTAAAGTTATCTCAACAAAAGAACTCATTGAACGCAAACAATTAGCCAATTTCAGCATCAAGTGTATTGTATTAAAATATCCTGAGATAGTTTGTAAGACTGTCAAAGGATTTACATATCCTGATGAGATGAACTTTCTGACACAACATGAAGGTCGGAATAAGTTTATCACTGAACTTGCTTTGAATCTCAATGGCAACACACTTGTTTTATTTACTTATGTTGAAAAACACGGTAAACTATTATATGAATGGATACAAGAGAGGGCTGGCAATCGCAAAGTCTTTTTTATTCATGGTGGGGTTGAGGCTGAAGATCGCGAAGCAGTGAGACATATCACTGAACAAGAAAATGATGCGATCATTGTAGCGAGTTATGGAACGTTCTCTACTGGAGTCAATATCCGTAACCTACATAATATTATATTCTCTTCACCAACAAAGAGTAAAATTCGCGCTCTTCAATCCATTGGTCGTGTGCTGCGTTTGGGTGATAACAAAGACGCCGCTACACTTTACGATGTTGCTGATGATTTGCGTTATGGTCCTTATACGAACTTCACATTGAAGCACTATGAGGAACGAGTGAAGATCTACAGCGAAGAAAAATTTCCTTTCACAACCAATAACGTAAGGATAAGTTAATGACAGAAGAAGTTGTAGAATATAAGCCAAAAGGCGAACTCAAATTTGTTCGCCTAAGAACACTTCCAGATGATATCATTGGATATGTGACCTATAAAGAAGGTTACATCGTCGTAGAATTGCCATTGCGTATTGAGATTGAAACTCTTTTTGATGAAGGTCGTCAGATTTTAGCGATGCAGGAATATCTCCCTCAATCTGTTATTTCTATCAAGGAAGTTGATATTGATAATGCAGATGTATTGTTTGCAACTCCAGTTAATGCTGAATTTGTTGAGCAGTATGAATATGTTGCTGACTTTTTTTATAACAACGAACATAATCTAAAGAATCCACAAAAGAAAAAGGCTCGTGCAAAGAAAGTAGAAGATCTACAAGAAAATGTCGTGTCAATACTCGAAGCATTACAATCTAAAAAGGACAAACCAGTACACTAATTATGGCAAAGAATCACTATATCAATAACAAGGATTTCCTCAAGGAAATGACTGCATATCGCACAGCAATTCGCAAGGCAAAGAGACTTGGTCAACCAAAGCCTCAGATCCCTCGCTATGTTGCTGAATGCTTCATGAAGATCGCTGAGAATCTTTCACACAAACCAAACTTCTTGTCATATACTTTCCGCGACGAAATGGTTGCAGATGCAATTGAAAACTGCGTGATGTATGTTGACAATTTTGACCCTGCGAAATCAAGCAATCCATTTGCCTATTTCACTCAAATAGTATATTATGCATTCTTACGCCGCATTCAGAAAGAAAAGAAGCAACTCTATGTCAAGTACAAATCAACTGAGACTGCTGGAATACTCGACGAGTTTGAACTCAATGAGAATGAAGATGGAACTTTTAGACAGTTTGAATTGTATGAAAACATCTCAGAGTTTATTGTAAATTATGAGAATGCTCGTAAAGAAAAGAAAGCCAAGAAAGCAGCAGGATTAGAAAAGTTTGTTGATGAGGAAGTTGTGAAGTGAAAATTGCAATACTTGGAGATACTCATTTTGGCATGAGAGGTGATAGCATTGCCTTTCACAATCATTACAGAGACTTCTATCTAAATACGTTTTTTCCTTATTTGGTGCAAAATGGAATTACCACCATCTTTCAGTTGGGTGACTTATTTGATCGTCGGAAGTATATCTCTTTTCAGTCTCTTGCTCTTTGCCGTCGTTACTTTTTTGATCAGTTAGTCAAACACGATATCCAATGCCGTGTGTTACTTGGCAATCATGATATTTTCTTCAAGAACACTCTTGAAGTAAACTCGCCAGACTTGCTCTTGCGGGATTATGAAGATCATGTGATTCTTTATGACAAACC